GATAATATAATAAACAGGCTTAATCAAAGTAAAATTTTTACTGATCAGAATTACCAAGGATCCAATCTATCTGCTTTGATAGATGTCATAAGCTATACATTCACCACATTGCTTTATTATTTGAATAAAACTTCATCGGAAAGCATGTTTTCAGAGGCTCAAATATATGAAAACATGAATAGAATTGTTAAAATTTTAAACTATAAACCAATCGGAAGATTGGGACAAAATGTTCCTTTTAATTTGTCAGCAAATTCCAACATAGCAAAGGGAAATTATTTCATACCCCGTTTTAGCTATATCAATGTGGGAGGAACTCAATTTTCTTTAAATCAAGATATAGTTTTTTCAAAATTAACAGATGGAGATTCGGAAATATCAGATGTTAATAACAACTATTTGTTATATCAAGGACTTTTCCAAGAGTATCCCCTATATACATCTGCTGGAATAGATAATGAAGTTATATATCTTGCTTTGGGAGAAACTGTTCAAATAGACCATTTTAATATATTTGTTTATGTTAAACCAAAAAATTCAAATAAATGGGAAAAATGGTCTAATGTTTCTGATTTATTTTTATATACAGCAACTGAAAATGTATATACAACAAGATTTAATGAAAATTTAAGATATGAAATACAATTTGGAGATGATATAAATGGAAGAAGATTAAATGAAGGTGATCAGGTTGCCATTTATTATCTTCAAATAGATTCAACTTCTTCGGGAATTGCTCCTCAAGCTTTAAATAATTCAAAATTTGTTCAATATAACTCATTAAGATACAATCAAATTTTAAGTGATACTAGTTTCAACTTTGATGAAAAATTGTCAAATTCTCAATTAAACAATATTTCAATAAGCAACGAATATCCATCAAATTCATATTCTGATTATGAAAATGTTGAAAGTATAAAAGCAAATGCCCCGAATAATTTCAGATCTCAATATAGGTTGGTGACTTCCAGAGATTATGAATCATTTATAAAATCTAATTATTTTAATATAATTTCTGATACTGTTGTTGTTGGGAATGATGATTATTTGAGAGGACATCTAAGATATTTGTATGAAATAGGATTGAAAGATCCTCAATTACAAAATCAAATATTATTTAATCAGGTAAAATTTGCAAACAGTTGTAATTTTAACAATTTATATGTTTATGCAGTTCCCAAAAACGAAACACAAGATTTTTTGTCTCCTCCACAAAAAGAATTAATTTTAAACGGAACAGAAGAAAGTAAAACTATTACGTCTAAAATTATTATATCTGATCCTGTTTATATGAATTTTGATTTTTATATAAAATCTCCTATATCAGATGCAACAATAGACGATTTATCTTTAAATAAGTTAAGAATAATAAAAGAAAAAAACACAAGAAGAGCATCATCTGCTATAGTAGCAGATATTAAAAATCTGTTTTTATCAAAATTTAATCACAGTGTTTCTAGACTGGGCCAAGTTATTGATTTGTATCAATTAACATCAGAAATTTTAAATTTAGATGGCGTAGAAAATGTAGAAACTTACAGATCTGATACAAATACTTCAGCAAATGGAATATCTATACTAATGTGGAATGATTTATATCCATATCAAGATGCAAAAGTATATTCTCAAAATTTAACTTTAGAATATTTCCAATATCCTATATTCAATAATATAAATGATATTACTTCCAGAATAGAAGTAGTAGAACAAAGTGGTTTTATAAAAGCCGTTGAATTTTAAAACAAATGGCAGCACCTTTTATACCTTCAAAACAATCTTTTGAATTAACTTTTGGTGAATATTTTAGTGGAAGTATAAGCCATAGTGGAACTTCTCCTTTTAGTTGGTCTGCTTTTGGACTTCCTGATGGTATTTCAATAAATCCTTCTACTGGAGATATTACAGGAACTCCATTAGAATTGGGAAATAGATCCTTATATATTCTTTTAACAAATGCAGAAGGTTCTTTCGGTGGTGTAATAACATTTTCTATAAAAACATCTCCAGAGGCAAATTTAAATTTTTCTATATCTCCTGACGATGGATATGCCCAATCTACCGTTTATCAATTTTCTACAAATGTAAATAAAACACTATCTTCTTATTATCTTATATGGAATTTTGGAGATGGTAGTATTAGTAATGAAACAAATCCAAAACACATATACTCCGTGCCGGGTGAATATAATGTTTCTCTCTTTGCATATACATCTTCAACTGTAATAAGTTTATCTTCTAACTTGAATGTAAATTTATTGATAAATGAATCTATATATTTTGATTATGTTCCACCTCCGACTTTTGCAAATCATTATAATAGAAATCCCTTCAAAATTAATTTTACATCTTCAAAAGAAGGTCCTCATTTAATAGATTTAGCTGCTCAATTTTCTAGATCCTATGAACACCAAAATCCTAGAAATAAATGGTCTTTTTTAAGACCAGAATGGAGATTTTTAGATTTAAATGGAAATATAATAACAAATATAATACCAAACGAAACAAAATTATATTGTGACAATTTAGGAAAAATTAATTCTGATGGAAATGGTTTATTTGTTGGAGTTAGTGGAAGTGCTGAATTTTATTTTGTGGATGATATTTACAATTTTGATTTGGCTGTAAAAGATGTTCCATATTCAACAATAATAGCTACATTAAGAACAAGTGCAATAAGATCATTTAATGATAGTTTTAATGCAAGTAACGAACTTCCCAGTTATTCTAATAGTCTAGCAACTGTATCTGTTCCTTATATGTTTTTATTAAGAGTTCCAGATGATATAAAAATAACAGAAAATGGTATAAGAGATTATGTAAACCCAAGGTGGCAAAAAGCTCAACAACCAGTTATAGCAGCAATAAACTATAAAAATCCCTATCCAGAACCTTTTTACTGGGATGATGAAAGTAACGGAATAAAAATATACAATGAAGAAAGTATGTTTTGTCACTCATTCCCGTTAAATGGGTATATTTCTTTAAATTTAGGTAGTACTGGAATAAGTTCAAATTTTGTGCCCTATCCAACCCAATTAAATTGGATTGATGAAAATAGTGGTTACAAATCACCGGGCTACTACAAGGGAACTTTTTATACAAATACCGTATCTTCTTTAAATGCTATCTTGACGGGTTCTGTCGTACTTCCAGTACCTTCTTTATCTTCTCAATTTTTCAATCCTATACTATGGTTATCAAATCCTGAAGCAGGTTTAATGTCTACTGCACAATATATTTATAATAAATCTTTATCTGCTGTAACCACTCCAAATATGAATATAGCAGTTGTTAAGAATTTCGAGATGCCTGTTATAAATGAAGTTGATTTTGTAAAAGATCCAATGGCACTTTCCGGATTTCATGGAATATATAGCATAGCAGCAATGCCATTTCCAGATTACCATGCATGGGCCTTGGATTCTGAGTTAAATTATTTATATAGATTGGATACTACAGGTTCTATACTGTGTGCTATAGATATTAATAAGGTGGTTACAGATAACCAGTTGGGATTTTTATCTCCTCAACAAGTTTCTCCCGTTTCAATTGCTCTCGATAGTAATCAAAATATATGGATGACTTTATATGATACAGTATCTACATTAAAATTTGATAGATGGGGGAACTTTATATTAGCAACTACCCCTCTTTCTAGTACTGGATATATATTTCCTCCCGCACCCAATATAGATCCGGTTTGGTATACCCAAAATACTTATTATGATTATGAAGAATCTTCTCTTTACGATCAGAACAGATTAAATGACATAGATTTAAATTTTGTAGAACCTACTGGACTTGATACAGATACTCAAGATAATGTGTGGGTTACGTATTCTTATTTTACAAGTGGATATTTAATAAAATACAACTCAAACGGTGGTTTAATATATTCGTATGCATATCCCGTATGTTCTTGTCCACAACAAGTGGTGGTAGATGCAAATGATAATGTATGGATTGCTTTATCAAATAATATATGGCCTAGTAAAGAGTGTACTTTAGAAAAAAGATCCTCAACAGGTGCTTTATTAAGTTCCATATCTTTTATAAGAGGATTAAACTATCTTGCTATAGATAAAGAACAAAATCCTTGGTTTACTTTTAGTTATAGTTGGATTGGTTCTATTGATGCAGATACGGGGAATATATTTGTAACGAATCTTTCCGGAACTGGATATACAACAAATGCTGCAAATTGGTTTAATCCAAATATTAACACTGACGAAACTGCTTTAGAAGGCATTGCTTGTGATTTAAAAGGAAGAGTCTATATTATAAATTCAATAGAAAATCAAATATATGTTTTAGATTCTTATACCAAACAATTTTTAAATAAATTCTACATAAATCCTCAAGGATTTACATTTTATGTAGAAGATCAATCTGCTCCTACTGTTATGTCTGCTAATCTGTGGAACAAATCACTACAAGCTTCTGGAGACTGGACGGGTATTAGATGGACAAATAAATACGCAAATAAACTTCCATATTATTCAAATTCTAGTTATTTTCTTGGATTGACTGGACAATCTGATTATATGAATTTTATAAAACATGAAGATTTTGATTTGTTCAAATTTAATGAAGATTTTGACATGGCTTCGTCTATGCAATCTTTGGCATTTATGCCAGTTTTAAATGAAAGTTCCTATCTTTTTGAAGAGTTTTTAGGAAAAATATATGGAAAATATCCATTCAAACATGATGATTTGGGTGTTTCTGTTTATGAAAAAATTGCAAATTTCGTGGCTAATCATTCAGATGTAGACTATTGTAATATAGACCAATTATACGACATTGCAAATCAATTGGGTGTTGATAGTGAAGATTTTAAATTTAAATTTCCAACCTTATTAAAAAGATTAGTGGATTATGCAAGTATAAATCAATCCAGACTGTTTGGTTCCAGATCTTTACAGGAAAATTATTTTAATAGAGCAAATAAAAATGGAATTTTAAATAGAGGAAACTTGATAACTTCTTTAAATTATCTTGTAACAGCAGGAACTCCTTTGGTTTTAAAGGACAAATCTTTGGACAAATACAGATTAATACAAACAGGAGAAATTCACAATCAATCAACTTATACTTTAGAAAACCTTGCTTCTTCTATAGGTTTAAACGATGTTAATTGGTCTTCTTATTATGAATTTTATGAGTTTAATAGAGGTTATGATTTTAATCAATTAGAAGGATTTATAGATTGGGAAAATCCACAAACAACTTTAAGTGAAAACCTTTCTACATCAAGTTTTTGGTTGGGTCCAGAAGGATTCTTGGATAAAGAATTCTCCTACGAATTATATAGAGGATTGGGTCTTATATAAATTTAACCATAGACAACAAATAATTTGATTTGTTAAGTCTTGTAACAATTTCATCAACTGTATTGTCTATACCAGATTTTACTTGATTAGTAAAATTTTTAAAATCCAAGCAAGTTAATGTATTGGTTATTTCGGAAGAAACTCTATAGTACAAATTAATTGTGTTTTGGTTTTCATCTCTAAATTGAGATATATTATCCAAATCTAAATTTATTGTTGTGGGATTTATTTTGGGAAATGTCATATTATTCAATCTACAAATTCCTATTATTTCTTCTTGCAACTTGTCAAACAATCCATCCAAATCTTCATAAAGATTTCCCAAAATTTTATGGGCATTATAATTTAAAGTATACCAGTGCAACATTCTTATTATAGAATTTGCTTTTAATAAAAAACATCCAAACTCTCTAGTAGTATCTAAATTGTTTGTTATTTGTTGTGTTGCTATTATTTGTATATCCATATTATTTTTTTTGAAAAATTTCAGTTTTAATCATGAAATCACCTATAAAATTTTCTCCACTTGTGACCAAGGTATATTCTCCATCTTTTTTGTTTTCTTTTTTATCAAAATTTTCAATTTTAGATTCTAAAATTTTTTCTTCTGATTTAAATGAAGAAAATCCTTTGCTATCTTCATTTATTTCTACTTCATATCCAGCATCTTTTAAATCTTCTGCCATTTTTTTTACCATTTCTACTTCATTTTTAAAAAATAATTTCCAAAATGGTATGGGTATTAATATATTTAATGCTTCTGCTCTTTGTGAGCATATTTCACATGGTTTGTCATTTCCTGTTATTAAATGTACAAACCATCCAATAGGTTTACTATGTAAAATACATGCTAAAAAATCTCCAAAACCTCTGGCATATCTAATTTTTAATGTAGGATCTTTTTTATTGTTCATTTTTAGTTATAAATCTTTCGTAATTCTTATAGTAATTAATCCTGTTGTTCATTTTTTCCACCGCATTTATTATGCAATCTGACATATCCATAAATTGATAATCTTCTAATTCAGGTTTTTCTTTTACAATTTTTCTTAATTGTTTGATTATATTAATCATCTGCGTTTGTATGGGGTAATTT